GCCGAAAACCCATTCAAACATTCTTTAGCGAGGTAATTATGTATAAACTAGGAAACTTAACACTCAGGATTGGAAGGTCATTCACAGTAGGTGATGTGATGTATCCTTCTAATTGGTTACAAAAATCAACAGAAACAGAAAGAACTGCTATTGGTATTACATGGGTAGATGATCCTGTTCGTGCCGATGACAGATACTACTGGGATGGTGACATCAACAATCCAAAAGCATTGGAAGATAGAGAAGAAGTAGACGAAGATGGTAACCCATTGTATGTCAAAGTATTAGATAACACAGACCCTGACAATCCTGTGATGGTAGATAGTGATGAAAGATTAGTCACTAAAGGTCTAAAGTCTAACATGATTGCACAAGTGAAACATACAGCAGGCACATTACTAGCACAAACAGACTGGTATGTCACTCGTAAAGTAGAACGCAATGTAGACATTCCAACAGATGTAGCAGCGAAACGAGTAGCAATCGTTGCAGAATCAGAAAGATTAGAAACTGCTATTGCAGCAGTAACAAGTGTTGAGCAATTAATTGAGGTAATGCAATCACAAAACTGGGGTGAATAATGTTTGGATTTAATGGTTTTTCACAAAACGCATTTAGTGCGTTTGCAGTTGGTGGTGCTATTGTTTTTGCATCAGCACAAGTTTCTGCATCAGCAGAGGTAATATCAGCATCAAGTGTTACAAAACCATTTAGTGGAAGCATTTATAGTGATGCAGTAGTTGTATCTCAAGCAATCAGACAAAGAACATCTGTAGCTGATATATCAAGTTCAGCAACATTTGATTTATCTAATTACATAAGAATTAGAGGATTAAGTGCAGATATTTCTGCATACGCATTATTTGATGCTGATGGATTCTCTTTAGCGGTTGCAAGTGGTTCTATATTCTCTAATGTTAGCGTTACCGCAGACGGATTTAGAATACTAGCATTTTCTGGTAGTGTTAATGCAACTGCTGAAGTATATGCTCTTGGTGGATATTTATTAAGAGCAGATGCTATTGCAAACGCTGATGGTGTAGCAACTGTTACTGCATACCCTAACACAACATGGAGTGCAAGTGGCTCTGTCAATGCAAACGGAACAATTACAGCACTAGGTACAATATTAGGCGAAGAATGGACAGATAGTGCAGTAGGAACTGAATCATGGACAAATGTATCAACAGGTTCAGAAACTTGGACAGAAGTTTCTTCTGGAAACGAAAATTGGTTAAGACAAGGATAAAACATGGCAAAAACAAAGATTAGTGAGTATGATTCAACCGCAGCAAATAATACGGATGTAGATAATATTAACATTGCAGAAAACTGCTCTCCATCTGGTATTAATAATGCTATTCGTGAAGTGATGGCTCACCTTAAAGACTTTCAAGCAGGAAGTGTTGCAAGTAATTCTTTAGCTGTTGCTTCTGGTGGAACAGGTGCGGAAAATGCTACAGATGCTCGTACTAATCTATCTGCAGCAAAATCTGGTGCAAACTCTGATATTACATCTTTGTCTGGATTAACAACTGTATTATCTGCAGCACAAGGCGGTACAGGTCAATCAAGTATAGCTTCATTATTAACTTCAGTTAATTTAAATACCACATCTAATGCACAATTAGGTTCATTAGGAATAGGCACAACTGCATCTGGAACAGCAGGTGAAATTCGTGCAACTAATAACATTACTGCTTATTACTCTGATGACAGATTAAAAACAAGATTAGGTTATATTACAGATGCACTAGACAAAGTTAATAAATTACATGGCTTTTATTATCATGCAAACCAAACAGCGATTGATTTAGGGTATGAGCCTAAAAAAGAAGTAGGTGTATCAGCTCAAGAAGTTAATGCAATTATGCCAGAAGTCGTTGCTCCAGCTCCAATAGATGAACAATATTTAACTGTTCGTTATGAAAGATTAGTTCCATTGTTAATTCAAGCAATTAAAGAATTAGATAAAAAAGTCAATGAACTAGAGGAGAAACTCAATGACAATGCAGTCTAGTGGTGCATTAACCTTTAATGAAGTTAATTTAGAGTTAAGAAATACATCATTAGCTTCAATCAGTTTAAATGATGCTAGAGTTCGTTCATTAGCACAAAAATCATCTGGTGCAATATCATTTGCTGACTTTTATAACAGAAACTTTGATATTAAAGGTCAAAATAATTACACATCTGCTGGAACATACACTTGGACTTGTCCAGCTAATGTCACATCTATATCTGTAGTTTGTATTGGTGGTGGCGGTGGTGGATTTGTGTCTAACGATGGAGGCACTGGCGGTGGTGGCGGTGGTTTAGGATGGGATGCAGCAATCTCTGTAACACCTAATAGCACTTATACTGTTGTTGTAGGTGCAGGTTCAGGAGTTAATTCTGTTGCAACTGGCGGCACAAGTTACTTTATCAATACATCTACAGTAGCTGGATATGGAGGCACTGGTGGATATATTGGGGGTGTAGGTAGCCCAAGAGCAGGTGGTTCTTATGTAGGTGACGGTGGCGGTTCTGGTGGTGCATCTTATTATCCAGCGGTTGGTGCTGAAGTTGGTGGCGGAGGCGGAGGTGCTGGTGGATATGCAGGTAATGGCGGTCATGGAAGCTATGTTGGTGGAACAAACGGTCAAGATGGCTCTGGCGGAAGCGGTGGAGGTGCAGGTGGCGGATTCTACAATGGAGGTCGTGGAGGCGGTACAGGTATCTATGGCAGAGGTTCTAATGGTGTAGGTGGGGCTTATACTGGAGGAACAGGAGTTAGCGGTACAGCAGGCTCAAGTGGTTCTGGTGCACTATATGGTGGCGGTGGTGGAGGTTCTGATGAAGGTTCAGCTTCTGCTGGAACAAATGGTGCTGTTCGTATTGTATGGGGTGAAAACAGAATATACTCTGGAAGCACACAAACTATTCCTGATGTAACTAATGGAGAATATTTCGAATAATGGCAGCTCAAAGAATACAATTTGAAGAATGGTTACCTGACCAACCTTCTGTAACCTCACTACGAGATGCAAAGAATGTATATCCTACCTCTATAGGTTATGCTCCATTTGCTAACGAACAAGACTTTTCTGGTAGTGCAAGTGAAAACTTAAACTCTGTATTTGGTTCTAAATATGGTGATGAAGTTGCTATCTTTGCAGGTGGTGCAACTAAATTATTTAAATTAGACTCTACAGACTTATCATTAGATGATGTATCTAAATCTGGTGGATATTCTAGCGATACATGGAACTTTTGCCAATTTGGTAAGGTAGTGATTGGTGCTAACAACCAAGCTAAATTACAGGGTTGGACTATCGGCACATCATCTGCTTTTGCTGATTTAAATGCTAATGCTCCTGTTGCTAAATATGTAACTGTAGTGCGTGACTTTGTAGTTTCTGCACATTTAGATGCAGGAACAAATCCACAAAAAGTTCAGTGGTCAGACATTAACGATGAGACTACATGGGTTTCTGGAACAACATCACAATCAGATTATCAGATTATTCCTGACGGTGGTAACATTACTGGATTAACAGGTGGTGAGATTGGGCTTATCTTTTTAGAAAAATCTATTGTGCGTATGTCTTATGCAGGCTCACCTTTATTCTTCCAGTTTGACACGATTTCAAGAGGATTAGGCTGTATAGAAGGTAAAAGCATAGCTCAATATGGTGCTACATCATTCTTCTTATCTGATGATGGATTCTATAAATGTGATGGTCAAACAGTGACAGGCATTGGTACAGAAAAAGTAGATAGATACTTTTTTAACGATGCAGACTTAACAGACCTAGATTCTATGTCAGCATCTGTAGACCCTATTAAAAAGTTAGTGGTATGGAACTATAAGAATGTGGACGGTGGTCGTAGTATTATTGTTCATAATTGGCAACTTAATAAATGGTCAAGAGTCATTACAACAACTACAGGTGTAGGCAGTATTACTACAACAGGATATACACTAGAAGGTTTGGAATCTGTATTAGGTTATAACAATATAGACACTTTGCCTGCATCATTGGATGACCGATTATGGGTAGGTGGTAAATTCTTATTTGCAGGTTTTAAAGATGCAAAAATTGTCACCTTTACAGGCTCTACATATAATTCAGAATTGATTACACCTGATATAGAGGTTGGTTATAATTCTGTAGCAACCCTTGTTAGACCACAAATAGATAATGGTAGTGCAACTATTAAAGTCGCATCAAGACGAGAACTAGACGATAACATTTCATTTGGTTCATCTGTCACTACATCTCAAGAGGGTCGTGCAAGTGTTCGTAGTGCAGGTCGTTATCATCGTTTCTCTATCAACCCTACTGGTAACTGGACAAACGCAACTTCTATCGATGTAGACTTTAAACCACAAGGCAACCGATAATGGCAAACCAGTTTCGTAGACTACAGCCACAGTATGCAGATACTCGTGAGATTGCAGAAGTTACCAATCTTATCTTAAATGGTAAGACAAATAATACTGGCACATTCATACTGGCAACAGGTGGAGCAACCACAACCACAATCTACAATGAGCGTATCAGTGCTGACTCACAGATTATATTAGTTCCATTGACTTTAAGTGCCGCAGCTACAAATGCTTATCCTTATGGAACATTTGAAGAAAGAGCAGATATAACATTTGCAACTGCTAACACACCACAAATATTAGATTTATCAGAATCTGAATATACAGTAGGTATGTCATTAGCAAGTAATCGTATCACAGTCAGTTATGCAGGTATTTATGATTTAGATGTATCTGCTTTATTTGTAAATACTGATGTTCAAATCCATGAAGCATATATTTGGGTTAGGGTAAATGGAACAGATGTGCCACATTCTGCAACAAAATTTAGTGTAGTAGAAAGTCATGGTGGTACAGATGGATATATGCCTATTAATATTAATCACCCATTAGAACTAGATGCTAATGATTATGTTGAAGTTGTTGCAGCAGTAGATAATACAGGTATTTATTTAGAAAATTATGCAGCACAAACAACACCTTTTGTAAGACCTGCAATTCCTGCATTAATGGTTAATTTACAAATGATAGACCCATCACAAACAACAGGGTCAGCACATGAGTTATATGTAAGCGATAGACAAAAAGGACAAGCAACGGTAACACATTTACCTAATAATGTGTCGAATAAAACATATGGATATGTTATAATCGGCTGATGAAGCTGAAATTAGTTCCATATAATGAAATTGAAAATTATTGGGACAAAATAAAACCAAGTTTAATTAAAATGGCTCGTAATTGGCGTTACGAACAAGCATATTGTGAATTAAAATATCAATCTGCGTTTTTATATTTAACTATAGAAGATGAACAAGAAACAGGATATGTGATTCTTCAAAAACATGCTTATTCAATTCACGTTTGGGCGGCTTATAATAAAAAAAATAACGTTTTAATTGATGGTTTAGAACGTATAAAAGAGATAGCAAAGAAACATAATTGTTTATTTATAAGTTTTAAATCTTATAGAAAAGCATGGGAAAAAGTTGCACCAAAACTTGGATTTAAAAAAGAAAATGAATTTTGGAAAATTAGATTGTGAACATAGCACTTGTTCCTAAAAAAGATTATATTCCTTGTTATCACGCAATACATGATTATTTAGAAAAATCAGCTAAGTATACTTATGGTCGTTTCACAGCAGACGACATTAAAAAAAACCTTTTAACAACTAACAAACAACTATGGGTCGCATATAAAAATGTGCAGATTTATGGATTTGTTGTAACTGAAGTAGTAGATTATCCCCAAATGAGAACTCTTATGATGCATTTCACAGGTGGTGTGCATTTAAATAAGTGGAAAAATGTTATGTTAAAAACATTACAAGAGTTTGCTAAAGAACTTAAATGTGATGTTATTGAATCATATGGTCGAAAAGGTTGGGGTAAAGTTTTTGAGAAAGATGGTTATAAACCTCGTTTTATTTATTATGAATTACCTTTGGAGTAAACTATGTTAAATTTATGGAAATTATTAACGCTATCCGTTAGAATGTGTACATTCGCTGGTGGTGGTGGATTATTTGGTGGTGGTGGTGACAGTGGAGGTGGTACATCCCAAACAACAACCGATATTCCAGATTGGTTACAGCCCTATGTAACCTTTGGTTTAAGGGAGGCAAAGGATTTATACAAAGGTGCTGGTCCAGAATACTATCCTGGACAAACATATGTATCTCCATCTACACAAACAACTCAAGCATTAGGATTAGCAGAACAAAGAGCATTAGCCGGTAGCCCATTGCAACAAGCTGCACTCCAACAGCAAGCAGGAACAGTTGGTGGAACATATTTAAGTCAAAGTAATCCATATTTAAATCAAGCATTAGCAGGAGCAAGAGATATTGCTACACAAGGATATTATGATGCACTTAAAGGTGGGCGTAGTGGTGCAGTAATGGCAGGTCGTATGGGAAGTGGCGCTCAACAAAATGTAGAGTCTAGAGCAGAACAAAACCTTGCTAACGCACTAGCTTCTCAAGCAGGACAGCTACGCTATCAAGACTACGCAAGTGAACGTGCAAGGCAGGAAGCAGCAGCATTAAATGCACCTGCAATGGCAGCAAGTGAATATCAAGACATTAATCAATTAATGCAAACAGGTCAAACAAAAGAAGCATATGACCAAGCCAAATTAGAAGCTGATGTAGCACGATTTAACTTTGCTCAACAAAAACCATATGAAAAATTATCAAGTTACTTAGGTGCTGTTTATGGGGCTCCTGTGCCTATTCAATCAACAACAACACAAGAAACATCAGGCGGTGGTAAAATCATATGTACAGCTATGAATCAAGCATATGGATTCGGTTCATTTAGAAATGCAGTATGGTTAAAATACTCACAAGAAAAACTTAAAAAAGAGCATGAAGTTGGCTACCATACATTATTTTTACCATTAGTTAAAATCTCATACAAAATGGGCAATAAATGGTATAACAAAGCAGTTAGAGCAGTTCTTGAGCATCTTGTTAAACATAGAACAAAAGATATCTATCAAGAATCTAAAGGTAAGAAACGTGATACATTAGGTCGCATATACAGAAACATCTTTGAACCATTATGCTACCTTGTTGGTAAAATTAAAGGAGTTAAATAATGAGTGACCCAATAACAATCGGTGCTGGAGTAGGTGCTGGTATATCAATGTTAAGAGGTGGTAATCCACTTCAAGGTGCAGCAGTCGGTGGTCTTGGCGGTGCAGGTTACGGAGCATTAACAGGTTCAGGCATGGCTGGTAATTTATTAACTGAAGGAGGATTGCTTTCAGGATTAGGAGCGAAAGCAGGGTCTAGCACAATTCCATCTATATTGACGACTGAGGGTGCTAAAGGAGTTGCTCCTAGCATATTTGATAAAATTGGTGGCGGATTATCTTCTATGGGGCAATACGCTAAAGAAAATCCAATGCTTACAATGATGGGTGCGACTGCTTTAATGCAACCTCAACCAAATTACCAAATGGATAGCACAGCAGGTGCTCCAGCAATTATTCCATCTCAACAAAGTATGAATACTTATGTTCCTTCACATTTAACTACTGAAGTGCAAAAACCAAGAGTTGATGTAACTGCACCAACAATGGGTGCAACACAACCATATAGACAATTTGGTTTTGGTGGAGCAAATATGTTCCGTGACCCAATGGAATATATGATGAATCTTAACTACCCACAATACTAAGGAAAAGACATGGGAATACTAGATTATTTTAATACAGCTGGCGGTTATGACCCAAATACTATGAATACTACAAATACTCAAGGTATGAATCTTCCAAATTTATTTATGACTCAGCCCGGATTGGCTAATGCTTTTATGACACCTGAACAGCAACAGCAATTACAAAATCAGGCGACTAAACGAGGCTTATTGACAGGGGCATTAACATATTTAGCAACTCCTAAAAATTTAGGATTAGGTAGTGCTGTCCCTTATTTGTCAAAAGCATATCTCGGTGGTATGCAAGGTGCGCAAGGAACTTATGATGTAGCAAGTAAAAACTTGACAGATATGATGACACTTCAAAAACTTGGCAGACAAATTGAATTACAAGGTATGACAAGTGGAGAAAAAGCACAAAATTACCTTAATAAAGCAGAAGAAGCATTACGTAAAGACCCAAATAATCCTGCATTAAAAGCAGCTGTTATTAATGCTAAAAACCAACTTAATAAAGAAACAACATTTGCTCCACCTACAATCGTATTTAAAGAACAGGGTGCTGAAGCTCAAGAAGTTGGTAAATATTTCGGTAAAACATTTACTGATTTACAAGAAGCTGAAATTAAATCTAGAGATAGAGTTGCAAAACTTGAAAGAGCATCTAATTTGTTAAAAGATATTGATACAGGTAAATTAACAGGAACAGGTGTTGAATTAGGTAAATTACTTAATTCTGCTGGATTTCCAATGGCAGAAGATATACCAAACATTGAAGCTGCTGACGCATTATTTAAAGAATATGCTCTTGAATTGAGAAACCCAGCTGGTGGTGCAGGTATGCCCGGAAGTATGTCTGATGCTGATAGAGACTTCTTGGTCAAAGCATCTGGCGGCATAACAACATCACCAAAAGCAAGAGAAATCATGTTAGAAACTCAACAGGCTTTAGCTAAACGTAATTCTGATGTAGCAAAACTTGCTAGAGATTATCGTAAGAAAAATGGTCAAATTGATGAAGGGTTCTATGATGTTTTAAAAGAATTTTCTGATAAAAATATTTTATTCCCTCAAACTTTTGAAGAAAAATATGGCGGTGGTCAATCAATGTCAAGCAATATGATTGGCGGAGATATTAAACCTACAACATCAGGCGGCTTTAGATTATTACCATAAGGATAAAACATGGCAGAACAGGAATTAAAAATATATCAAGTAGAAGCACCTGACGGAAGTATTCTAAAATTAGAAGGTCCAGTAGGAGCATCACAAGAAGATATTATTAAAAATGCTGAGATATTGTTTAATCAAAGACAAGCACAACAGCCTAAATATAATATGGGTGCTGAATCTTTACGTTCATTGGCACAAGGTGCGACATTTGGTTCTGCTGATGAGATAGAAGCAGCATTAAGAACTGCTCCGCAACAATTATCTAAAGAAATGCAACTTGGCGGATTAGCAGCACAAATGCCTACTACTGAGCCACAAAAAGTTTCATTGTCAGACCAAATGGGTGCTGGATTAGGCTCTATGGTTGGAACTTTACCATCTATTGGTGATAGTGGTTATAAAAAAACTA